CGCCCAGATTGATGCGAAAGCCGGGAATGACGGCAATGCTGCGGTGGTGGCCGGCAATCCCCAGACAGGCATCGATCATCGCCTGCGGGTCCCGGCTATACCAAGCGCGCCGGACTGGCGTCGCCGCGCCCAGCGGCGTGTAGCAATGCAGCACCGTCGCCATGATCGCGCCAATGGCCCCGGCTTGCAGCCGCGCCCGGTCGGCCTGCCCCAGCGTCGCGCCCGGTTCGACCAGCAGGCCGCGCGGGCTGCCGTCGGCCAGATGGTCGAAGCGCGGCGTATTTGCCGCAGCCTGAACCAGCGCGCCCGCCGCGTTGCGAAAGGGCGCGGCGGTCGGGCGCGCGAAATCGAACCAGGCAGCAAAATGCTGCGTGCCGATATCGCCGTCCTCCATCAGCCGTCACCTTGGGCTGCTTCGCGCTCAACGCGCTGCTGGTCGGCATCGCCCGCCAGCCGCATCGCAAAGCCAGCGCGCGCCATCACAGTCGCAAGCTGGTTCACATCCATGCGGCCGATGACCCCCGCCAGCCGGTCGCGCGCTTCCTCAAGCGAGCTCGCCGTCGCCAGCATCGCCTCGATCGGCGCGATCACCGGCTCCATCAGCATGGCCCAGTCATCAAGCGCTGCCTCGGCAGCGCGGTCTATAGGGTCAGAGGGGGCCGAATCCGCTGCCAGACCGACCGGATCGGGCGCGCGGCCGTCTTCGGCACCCGCCCTCGCCGAATGAAAGGCCGCTGTGGGCGATTTAAGAGGGTCTAAGAGGGGTCTCGCGACCCTTGACCCTGGCAACCCCACATCGGCACCCCTGCTCGGCGATTCTGGGGCATTCTCCGGCGTTGCGGTCGGGCCGGCGATCGCAAGCACATCCTCGCCCGCTTCGGGTTCGGGCAGCCCCGCCTTTTCGCGCAGCTGGCGCGCGCCGATCTTGACGCCCAGCGGCACCAGCACCGCCGCCGCCTCTACCATCGCCTTGACATCGACCGGGTCGGGCGCGCCGATGGTGATGCGCGGATAGGCGTCATCGGCGCGCGGGCCGCGATTGAGCATGATGATCGGGACGACCAGGTCGCGATTGAGCGTCGCGGCGAGCAGCTTGGCATCGGCGTCACGGATATCCTTGCGCACCTCGTTATGGACATCGGCCTGCCCCGATCCCAGCCCGCCTGCCTTCGCATCGGTGGTGTTGGTCTGACCCAGCACCGCTTTTGACACCTGGTCGTCGATATATTCGGCCATCGACCGCCACAGGTCGCCCGGAGCGCTGCCCGCCTTGGCATCGACGAACTGCACCTCCATGGTCTTCGGGAAGACGGCGGCGGCATCGCTGCCCAGGTCCGCAACCGCGCGCGCCAATATGCCGATATTGGCCTCGGTCTCGCCATTGTCATAGCGGCCGATGCGCAGCGGCATTCCATAGGTTTCGAGGAAGCTCACCCAATCCTTGATGCTGAAATTCTTGAACATCCATCCCCAGGCGACGACGCGCGCGATCCCGCCCCGGATCGGCAGGCCCGACTTGGCCTTGTGGAAATGGACGATGAACTTCGCCGCCGAGAGCGGCTCCGGCCCAGCGCTGCCGCGCAAAAAAACCGTCTCGCCATTCACCCGGTCAAATTCAAAGAAGCGCGGGTCGCGCCACTTCAGATCGGCAGGCAGCCACTTGCCGGGGCGCGTCCGCCAGATCATCTCGGTGACGCTGAATCCCTTGCCGATGGCGTCGAGCATATCGAAAATCTCGGCCTCCAGCATGTCGCGTTTCAGCCAGGCGCGGATCAGCTCGGCGTCCTCTTGATGTTCGGGCGCATCCGATGCCGCCTCGACCTCGATCGGCAGCTGCGCCACTGCGCGCTTGCGCGTGCCGAGGACCGAAAGATAGTGGGGGTCTTTCTCCTCCATCTCTTCGGCCAGCTCCAGATAGCTCACCGCGTCGCCCTCTTCGGCCTGACGCAGCAGCTGCGCCAGACGGCGCGGATCGAGCCCAACAGCGGGATGCCCGGTCAGGATCGACCGCACCGACGCCATGCGCGGCGCGGCCACCTCGCGCGCCAGCTCGGCGCTGCGCATCAGCTGGCCATTGGGCCAGACCAGCGGCGGCGGCGAAGCCGCAGGGGGTTGCGGGGCGTTCATCAAAAGGCTCCTCTTCCAAAGCGGCTGCCGCGCCCATGCCGGTCGGGCCGGTCGTCTTCGCGCAGTCCGTCAATTCCTACGCGGCGCGGATCGCGGGCGGCGGCGACAACCCCGCGATACTGGTAAAGCGCCTGCGGCAGATCGGCGGCGCGGCTGGCGAGGCTATAGGCCCAGAATTCATCGGCATGGACCGCGCCTTCATTGACGATGCGCACGCTGCCGCTCGCTTCGCTGCCCATCCGCTTGATCGCCATCAGGTCGGCGCGGGTCACGGGGTCGCGGCGAAAGCGGATGCGGCGCTCTTCAACCCGCCGTGCCAGGGACAGCGCAAGGTCGAGCCGGTTAGGGCCGGTCAGCAGCATGCCGATCACGCGGCTGCTGCCGTGGCGCAGCTGCGCATCCTCAACCACCTTTTCGCCCATGCCGGTCTGGTCGATCCAGGCGGCGGCGATGCGGCGGTTGGCGAACAGCCAGTCGAAATAGGCGTCCTGGTGTGCAAAGCTGACATTCTTCTCGCGGTAATGGTCGCGCTCCCACAGCACATCGCCGACCAACTCTAGCCCCTTTTGCACCGCGCCGTCGCGGCGGCGCGCCACGTCGCGACCGACATAATGGAGGCCGCCCGAATAGAGCTCCGGCAGGCCGCAGTCGTCATGCTCGCACGCGACAATATCCTCGATCTTAATCAGCGAGCCCGCGCCGATCTTTGGCTGGCAGTCGAGTTCCTCGCCGACATCGTCGCCATAGGCCGCATAAATCTCCGCGACCCATTGCTCCTTGGGCTCGATCGGCAGCCCCTTGGTCTTCGCGACCAGCGCAACGCGCTCATACAGCCCAGCCTCCAGCGCATCGCCGAAAGTGATTTTCAGCGTCTCGCCCTTGCGCTTGCCTGCCTGAATATCGGTCAGCAGCAGGTTGAACGGGTTGGCCACCCCGTCGTGGGTGGAAATCACCACCACCTGACCGCCCCAGATCAGCAGCGCCATCGCCGCCTTGATCACTTCATCGACATTTTTGTGGAACGCCGCTTCGTCGATGATGACAATGCCCTGCTTGCCGCGCAGCGCGCGCGGGACCGAAGGGAGCGCGGTGATGCGGAAGCCGGAGGCAAAGTGGATCGAAAAGGCCTTGATGCCCTTCTCGTCAGCTTCGAGCACCTCTTCTTCTTCCAGCTCGCCCGTAACCAGGCCAAAGGCGCGCGCCCACATGGCACACACCTCGATAAACTCAAAGGTCATGTCCTTGTCATAACCCATGTAAAAGATGTTCTGGCCGCCTGCCTCTCGCGCTGCCGCCGCCTTCAGCACGGCGAACGCAGCAACGCCCCAGGTCAGGCCAATGCGGCGCGATTTTTCGATCACCAGCAAAGCCGTGCCCGCCATCAGCTTGGCATTGACCTTCGCCTGATATCCGAGCAGCAGCTCGCCGCGCGGCAGCCGGAAAATCGCTGCCTCGCTTCCCGCGCGGTCGCCCTGGATCTCGCGCGCACGAATATCAGCGGCCCGGCCCCCGGCATCTGGCCGGGGCTGATCAGCGGGCGAGCGGACCATCAGTCATCGCCTCGATTGAACCAGCGATAAAAATGGTGGGGCGCACAAGTCGCACGCCAGCCGTTCGCCTGCATCGTCCGCAGCAGCCGCTTGGCCTCATTCCGCGTGAAGAAATAGCGGTTCCAGCACCAATTGCCGAACCACTCACGCGACGGCAGCGCTGTCTGAAAGATACGCCTGTGGAGCCGAAGTTTGCCGCCCGCGAGTTCAGTGAACGCAAAACCCTCGCAAAAGACCGGTTCCAGCTCGGCCTCGCCACATTCCGCCGCGAAGACGCGCCGCGCGAACAGGCCATTGTCCGGATCGTTGCAGGCAAAGTCGATGGCCACGATATCCTTCATGCCTCGCTCCCCAGCACGGCAAAGGCGATGGCATCGACCGTTTCTTTCGACAGACCGCGCGACTTGGCGGCATTGACGGCTTTTTCAGCGGCCTCTTGCGTGGCCTCCAGCCGCGCCTTGGCGATGCGCTTTTCAACCTTGTCTTCGGTCGTCTTCGATGCGCTGGCGAGACTCTGGACAGCGCGCGCAACGAACATGGCGTCTTCGGGCGACAGGATGATTGGCCCGGCCTCGCCGGTCTCTTCATCGATATGGGTGGCGAGCATCAGCCGCATCAGCAGCCCGTGCGCCAGCTCGATATTAAGCCGCGCCATTTTGTCGTCCGGCTCACTGCCGAATTCCTTGACCAACGCCTCGGCGAGCTGGCGCGAGCGCTGCATCGTCACCTGCGCCTCGGCCAGGCTACGGACATGCCGGCCGAGCGCGCTGCGCGATACCTCGACATCAAGCTCCAACAGCTTGGCGCGGATTTCGTCAATCGTCCGGCCCTGCCCGCGCAGATTGCCGATCAGCGCTTGGAGATCAGGCAGCAGCCGATCGATGGTCGAGGGGCGGTTCGGCTTCCGCGCCACGTCAGCTCCCCGGCGACGGGCGGGCGATGCCCTGCACGCTGCTGCGGCCCGCTGCGACATCACCGCCGCGCTCGGTGATGGTCGCGACGGCCAGCGTCTCGGACGGGTGCAGCAGCGTCAGCATCCGCTGTTCGGCGAGCCAGCTCAAATGCCCGCGCAGCTGGTCGCGGGTGCAGGCCAGCCCCATGCCGCGCACCGCCGCCACGAGCACGCTGTCATTCGCGCTATACTCCGCCGCGCCCGCCAACAGGCGCAGGATGGTCAGCCGGACATGGGCGTCATGATGCTGTGCATAATCCTTCATTTCCGTGCCCCCAGCGCCTGTTCGATCAAGAAGGATTCGATCCGCTCCACACTTTTGAACGTGCGCTCGGCCAACTCGCGGTCGCCCTTGACCTGTTCGCGCAGCGCATCGACTTCGCCTTCCAATCGGACGATATCTGCCTTGGTCGCGACGCCGCGCAGCTTATCTTCGGTCAGCTGGACGCGGCTCTCTAGTGCGGAAAGCCGTTTGCCGACCTTGCCCGTCCCTTCGGGATTGGCCTGCCCCGCGCGCCAGGCGAGAAATATGCCGATCAGGATCACACCGATGATCAGCAGTTCATAAAGTTCGGAGAGCGGCGTCATAATGAGTCCTCGTCGGGATCGTGGTTCGAAGGGGCGGTTGCGGCGGGATCGCCTGCCTTGCGCCCCGGCGCTTCAGGATCGCCGGTCCTGCGGCCCGGCAGGGGCAGCGCGGCGAACCAGCGTTTGACAAAGGCAACCATCTGGTCGCCCATCAGCTCGATCAGCGAATAGCCGGAAAAGCCCAAGCCAACGCCGACGACAAAGGCAAAAAGCAGCCCAGGGCGGGTGTCGATCACCCACAGCTCGGCAGCGATTAGCATGATCATGGTCGCCAGCACCGCCCGGCCCAGCCCAAGCGGCGGGGTGCGGCGCGGGCTGAGCAGCCGCGCGGCGAGCACGCCCACGGCGACGATGGCCATAGTGACGACCGGCCAGCTGATCCCGATGATCTGCACCTCAACCGCTGCTGGTGACGCATGCAGGCTGCGCGAGCTGGCATCCGCAACCAGCAGCAGGGGAGTCCAGACAGCATAGAAGGCGGGTATGTTCGCGGCTGCCATCATCACGCGATCATCCCGCCGGTCACCACCAGATTGATACGGACGCTCGCCGGTATGTCCGCAGCCGTCCCCGCTGCATCCCACAGCCGGATGATACACGAGCCGACGGCCGACGTCGTCACCTGCACATGCCAATTGTCCGCGCCATCGCCGTTCAGATCGGCGCGCGCCTGATAGAGCGCGTCGGTCAGCGCGTTCGTAAAGTTGACGCGGTAGATCCCCGCGCCGCTGCCCGACAGGGTTTCAATCGAAGCGACATTTTCGGTGCGCCCCACCGGCACCGGGGCGCTGGCGTGGTGCGAGAAATTGCACTCGACCTGATGGACAGCCGCAACGCCTTGGCGATTCCATGCGCCCGCACCGATCTTGCGACGCGCAACCCAGCGCCGCGCCGCCGGGGCGACTTGAAGGTCCATCGCAAGTTCCAGGATATTGTGGTCGCTGATGGACTTCCGCTCTGGGCTGTCACCCGCCTGGAATCCGACATAGTCGGTCTGCTGAACCAATCCGCGCTGGTTCGGTGCCGCACAAGACTTGATGCTGCCATCGACCTCGAACGTTTCATCGGCAAGCCCGAAATTTCCGGCACCCAAGCGCCAACGTCCCGTCCAAAGGTCAGCGCCAAAGGCGGGCAGCAGGTCGTGTGAGAATGAAAGCGACGAGATAGCGTTGTCGCTTTCGGCACCCAGCACATAGGATTTCGCTCCGGGCGGGCCGGTGACTGTCACTTTGCGCAGCTTCTCACCCGGCAGGAAAAGCCCATAGAGATATTGAACGGTCAATGTTTCATCGGTCACAGCACGGATAACTCCGCGCGCGGTCGACGTGACGCCTTGCACCGTCTCGAGCACCGCAGGGAGTTGACCAGCTGGCCAGCCCGACAGACCGACGCCATTGAGAGTGTGGGCATTGCGAAACAGATGCTGATAAATGCCGCTGTTGTTCTCATGATGATGGAAAT